GAATGTACTTGTTCGCAGGACTCGAAAGAATGAGTCCAGTGGTATTTGAGAATGCAACGTAATAAGGTTTACCGCTTTCGAGTCCACTGATTACTGTATTTCCTGCAGCAACTTCATATGTAACACTCTCGCCTGCAATATAGTAAGTATTAGCATCTGTAATAGTGATAAAGCCTGTCGTCGCGTTTGCTGCAGTCGAAGGATTAAATGAAACTTTGCGGATCTGTTGATATACTCTTTGACCTTCATCGAACCCAGTATTCGCAGTCACAGAGAGTTGAAGACGACTATAGTCGAGTGTATCTTGGCTGTTGGCAGCAATGAGATCCGTACCGATGAAGATGACTTCGGTTTCACCGATCGTACCTACACCAAATCCAGCACCTGTACCAAAACTAATCGATGAGATATCGGCTGTGGTATTTGAAAGCGGAGCAATGATCTTTGAAGGAAACGAACGAACGTAGTCACCGCCAGTGATGTCGAGCGAATAAGATGTGATTTTAAAGTTGTCTGCATTCGCAGAAGTGTATACTGTATCAGTTTCGTTCCAATATCCCTTGCGCGAGATAAACGTCAAAGTTCCGGTATTTGATCCTGTGTCATAGTTAGCAGTGATCACACTACCTTCGGCAACAATCGCATTCGCGCTGTTGTAGATATAGATATTATTCGCAAAGGTAACGTTATTTGAAGAACATTCATCGAACTCGATAACATGAACTTGCTTCTTGATGTCATACAAGCCAGCATTCAGATTTACGTAACTTACGTTCGCATATGTTCCGCTATCATTTTGCTTGATAAGCTTATATGTTAAACCGTAATTATGAACATTTCCGACTACGGTAGCTGCTGCGTTTGTAGAAAGTATAAGAGAAGTTGAATTGGTTATGCTTACTACATTACCAATCGCCACGTTACCTGTGACATAAAGCGTAGAGTTGATATAGTTGTTATTAAAGGCAGTAGATGTTCCAGTGACTACATTACTAGTAGTAGCTGCAGTGATTGTGCCTGTTCCAGCTTTGTAATCCCAGTCCGCCATGCGCTTACTGTTCTTGAAAGCGCCGCGAGCATTGGTGAGAGTAAGCTGCACCGAACTTTCAATTGTAATGACATTTGCCACTGTACCAGAAGCAGTGATATATCCTGCATTTTGTTGCAGTACTACGTCGCCTACATTGAATGTGGCAGAAGGTGCAGTAATAATGACAGCATAGTCTGTCGGTATGTTCATGAACTTACCAGACATTGACTTGTCTGTCAGTGTATTTGCTGTAAAGGTGACTCCGTTAATGCTATTACTTCCTGTGCTATAATTAGCAGATGGAACAAAGACTCCTGAGGTGTGAGATACCGAGATGAAGCCTGTAGTATTCGAAGTAGTCGCGACTTCGAGAATTTGACCCTGAGCAGCAAGCATGCCATTTGCGGCATAGCGAAATATGGTGTTTCCAACGGCGACGTTTGAAGATGCCGAACTATATCCGATATTGACTACTGGTTGAACTCCGCGCTCGAAGAGACGATAGTAACTTTCTGAAGTAAAATCTACGATCACTTCATTCAAGTTTAATACTTTTTCAGAGACGATCGATTCGGCGTCGAGCGTGTATCCATATCCTCCGTCTTCAAAGATAAAATCTACCAGCCCGGTTTGCGAGCTAATTGATTCCACTCTTGCCAAACCACCAAGACCGCGATCGCTGTTCGTAAATCTGACAATGTCTCCAATCGCAAAATCACTGCCTCGAGTTTGAATTGTTACTCTTTTGACAGAACCGATTAGTTTTGATCTTTTACTAACATCGAATATAGGTTGATTGTTGATATTCAGACCGATGACTTCACCGTTACGAAAATTGCCTTGTCTTCCAGAAACATAAAGTAGGTTAACGAAGCCTTTGCCAGCGCGACGACGAATGTACTTCTCGACGAAAGCTTTCGCGCCTGAAAGTTGACCAACGACTTGCTTACCAACATAATCGATATTATAGATCGAATATCCAATCTCGAGATATTCTGGCATTTCGTATACGCCATCTGATAGGCGAAAGATCTTCTCTGCAGGATATCGAACTTCTGCTGCGGTACCGTATACGAGTTTAAAGAAAAGGTCGACGGCGCGCTCTGTACCTTTCGCGCGATATAAATCAAGTGAGTTCTTGACGAGTAGCTTTTTATTCGTGGCAGTATCGAACTGAATGTTCTTCAGATACTTCTCTTTGAAGTGAACGATAAAGTCATCTGTCGTACTATCAATATCTCGATAATCTGGCAATCTTCGCGAGTGATACAGCGGATTTGCATTAATTGGTTGATATTGAGTGATACTCGACATATATGTTGAGTTAGCAAGTTGATCCGCAGTGACTTCTATAATATCGTTGTTCGAAGCGATATACTGAGTAACAGTATTTCCAGAATAGTTGATATATGTTCCAGAATTTTCAAGCCACTCATAGTAGGCTTTCACAAACGCAATGAAGTTCTCTCCCTCTTCTTGGTAAAAAGAAGGAAATTGGCTCTGAATTAGTGGAGATATTCTTTTTTCGATATTCTTCATTATTCTCTAATCTGTTCAATTGAGACGTCGACGTCATTTTCAAGAATATTGAGTATCACGTTCTGAGTTGAAGTGATATCAAGCGTACGTGGTTTGGCATAGATTTTAAGAGAAGTACCAGTGTAATTCGTGATATTAAAGTTATTGATTCGAATAATACCAGTATCATAGTCGACAGTTCCAATGGCGAGAATGGTTCTATGTTGTATTCCAGAAGTGTTGACGATACGCATGATGCCATCACCATCATCTTCGAGACGACAGTTTGGCAAACCATTATAGGTGAATGTCGAAGAACTTACGACATGAATATCTCCGATTAAGTGCTCTGCACCTTTGCCTGGAACATCGTTTCTTAAAGGATTTTTAAAGTCAATCGTTACATTCTGACCAGATGATACTACGCCTGAAGTTGCCAACGATACAAGAGAACCTGAAGTCAACCTCGACAACAAACCGCCAGCGTCTCTTCTAAACCCTGGAATGGAAGTCGTCGTCAAACTTGAATTTTGACTTGAAGCAGCGGAAGTAGTGCTCGGAACAAGCGAACCAGAAGTTGACGTAGGAGTAGAAGTGACTGTCGTACTCAGTACTGGAGTCAGATACTTGACGAGTTCAACTTGAGTTTCGTTACTAATAATACTTGCTTCTGCGGCGTCGATATCTCGAATGAATCTCGAGTAGCGAAGAGTGCGACCAAAGTTATTGAGATTGACAGAAGCGTGTGTCAGAATAGAATCGATAACGTTCGTGCGAATGTCTTCTGGATTTAAACCTGTTAAGTTGATATTATATTTGATATTTGTGTTCACATACAGATATGTGTAATCAGGAGAAACAAAGAGCGGCTCAATTGCCACAGAAGATCTTGTTCTTAAAAACTTCTTATATTCCGCTTCTTTAATCTTTGGAAGACCGTCGACTTCATCAAGATCGATTGATAAGAAGATTCTGCCGTATTGCGGAGGAGTTGCATCTTCTCCGCCATATGCAACCACCGCATTGATTTCAGGAAAGTTTGCTTTCAGCAAGTTCTCGTAATCTTCAGAAGTCACGGCACGTTCTTGCGTAGTGAATGCACGAGGAGCGTTATACTTAATCGAGTTGAGATCTTCTGCAACTGCGCCATCTGCGGCAGCAGTAATAGTTTCAATGATAACATTTGGTTCATTGTCAATACGAGCAGTATTAATGAACTTAAATGCACCATTCGGCAGTTCTCCATTACATGTTCGATATTCAATAATGCATGCCGAGTTATTCTTTGGTTTTCTTCCAACAACTCCATCACCAAAGACGACTTCGTATGTGTCACCGATTCCTGGTTGTAAGAAGAAAACTTTTGAGTTTCCGTCATGACCGAAGAGTGATGTCGCTCTCTTATAAGTTTGAACAGTCGTGCCGTTATCTTCAAAGACTGTAACCAGCAAGCTTTCAAGATCCACTCTCTTATTACTAATCTTATAGATAAGAGGTCTATCATAGTTTACGGTATAGGTATCACTCAGATAGCTGCCTTCGAATACTCGAATCGGTTCGCTCTCATATACAAGACTTGATCCTGACGGAGTTCTGTTCGTAATGACATAGTTTTCAGTAGTGCTAAAATTGTAAGTGAAATCATCGACACGTGAAGTAAATGATGTGCCCTTTGGAACGACGATCGATCTTTTTGCCGTATCTGTCGAAGTAATGACGAGTTGAATTACGGCTGATGAAGATCGAAAAGACCTCGGAAGATAGTTTAATTCTTTGGCATGCGAGATTACACTGTCGCGTAACTTAGCAGAATCGAGGAACATTTCATTGCTGATCATGTTCAGATAAAACGCGTTCTGATATGTGTTATATGAAAGCACATCAAGAAGAACGGAAAGATTACTTCCGTCGAAGTCGTAATCTTTAAATCTATCTTGAGATCTCAGAAATGTCTTTAGCGAATCCTTATAGGAATCGAAGTCTAATTGTGTAAGGACGATACTCGAATTTGCCATTATCTTACTCTATAAAGGGTTAGCTGGAGTGTCTGAGGATTAGCATTATTTATTATCTCATAATAGACTGATACTTCATAAGAATGTGCAAACTCGTTTGATATCACTAAGACGTCGATTATTCGTGCACGCGGTTCATATTTGGCGATAGAATCCATTACGGCATCCTTGATCAAATCCGATGTCATCACAGAGATATCTTCGAATAAGAATTTTCTTAATCCTCCACCAAATTCTGGATTAAACAAACGCTCTTTGGTATTGGTCGACAAGATATTACGCATCGATCTTCTGACAGCCTGTTCGTCAGTATGAAGGGCGAGTCTCTTATTCTGAGGATGAATATTGAAATTGTTATAGAAGTCAGTAAACACAGGATCACGCTGTGTTGTTTTCCTTGTCGTGAGTGCGTCTATTCTGTCTACCATACTACCCTACTTTATCTTATTTATAATGATTATATGATTGTTTGTACTACTTGATAGTTTTCAATGGAAGAATTCGGAACATCGTCAGCGAGAAGCTCAACTTGTCCTGTAAAGGCAAAGGTTTGATAATCTTCGTTACTACCGACGGCATCGAGAGCAGGACCAGCCGATCGAGTAAACGTATATTGTGTGATAATGCCGCTGACTTTGTTTGTTTCACGATACGATACTAGTTTATTATTTCCGTCATATACAAAATTATTCATTAGCATCTCGTCATCTTCATACTGAACAACGTTTCCAGCGCTAAGAGTAGTAACGCCTGGTTCTGGAACAATAAACGGCGGAGGAGTTGGAGGATTTAAATCTCCATAAGAAGTCACTTCAGGTGTCGGAGCACTGATATCCGTAAAAAAATATCCATTCTCAGAAATCATATATTCGTTTGTCATGCTGGTTTTGCCCATTGCGGAGACACTTCAGGATTCGGTTCTAAGCCGTACTTCGTTCGACGCACTTCAATACAATTCGGAATTAACTTGAGGATTGCATCTGGAATACCAAATATCGGTTTTAAAATGATATTTAATACTACACAAATCGACACCTTTCCGCGACAAATATCAATGATCAACTTGATAGTCGTTATAATTTTCTTGACGATTGGAAACTGATTCAAAATCCAGCCCGGTGCTTTGAGTATGATATCGTGTATCTTAGCAATTAGATCTGTTTGAAAGAATCTTTTAATCTTTTCCATGGCATCATCAAACGCATCTTCAATTCGATGCCATAGTTCTTCTTTTGAATGAATCGTTTCTTTCTTCTTACGCAACTCTACGTTAAACCCAATTAGATTGCCGAGTGTACCAAAGAGTGGGATCGGTAGATTCAAGACAAAATCTATCAGTTCGCCTAATATCTTTTCACCAAGATCTTCGAATGCCTTTCCAGATAATACGTCTTCTTTGGCTTTCTTAATTTTCTGCTTAAACTCTTCATATTTCAGTTTTAACTGTTCTTTAATCGACTTCGTAGGATCAATAAATGTACCAAGTTTTTTAATGATAGGACCGATAATAGGAATTTTAGTCAGTAAGCTGATCAATGCATTGATGCATGCACCAATAAAATCACTCAAGAGTTCTTTCATCCAACGCAAAGCTTTTTGCCAGAATTCTTCTGCCTCATGTTCAGGGCTTTTGATGCCGAGAGTTCCGTCATATTTACCGTCTTCACCGAAAAACTTCTTGATTGACTCGATGTCTTCTGCAATCGCAGCTTTAATCTTGACTTTGCCTTCCTTGGTAAACAAGTCTTTGACTACTGGCTGATAACGAACTGGATTTCCAGCCGCATCTATTAAAGTCACGGCAGTAATGAATGGAATCGGAATAGTAAGTGGGTTCGGAATGCCAAGAATGCTAATAATCTTCAATAGAGCTTCGACGATCTTCTTTTGAAAGAATACATCAATCTCTTTCATAAACTCACGAACTTTGTATTTCATCTCTTGTTCTTTTGACTTAATCTTCTTAAAGACATCCGTCATTAAAATGCCAGTAATATCATCGACTAGCTTTTCGATATCGCGAATAGCCTGAATCAGTTCCTTGCCGCACTCGTCTTGAATAAACTTTGCTTGCAGTTTAAGCTGACTAATGATCTTTGAAATGCCTACGAAGTAATCTTCCATTTGACGGAAAGATATTTGCCCGTTCGGACCGCATTCTAAATTCGGAACTTCCGGAACATAAACTATCGCTCTCATGCATTGAGACCAATCAATGGAGACATCATATCAATCACACCTGATTTTGATATGACTTGTACGCTGCCGTTATTTGCAAAAATTCCTACATTACCTTGATTGGCATAGATGTCGACATCCGACTGTGCAGAGATCGTAATTTTACCCAGATTAGATGTGATCTCAATTCCTTGGCTACCGTCCTCTTTGCCTTGATTAAAGATAGAAATGTTTCCAAATGCCAGTTGAATATGATCTTTTACGGACTTCGTCACGATCGTACCATCTGGCAAAATCTCAATATAAGATCCAGACTTATGAAAGATCTGTACACGTTCAGATCCTGGAGTATCATCAAATTCTAAGATATGACCGCTACGAGTAGTCATCGTATTATTGAAAGGATATCTTGCTTTGTACTTCGAAGCGGGTTCAATGATTGATCCGCCTTCTCCATTAATGCGATTTTGTGTCTTTAATTCTGGTTCGCCCTGTCCTCGAGCATATGAAGATACGCTATGATTATTTTCAGGAGCATAGTTTAATACTCCGAGAATATATGCTGACGATTGTTCAGGAAGTTTCATGCACATCACTCGAGATCCCTTTAAAAGACCTGTCGGGCTGAGTCCAATACCCGAAACTCCAGCACTTGTAGTAGGCATCATCACATAAGCTGGTAAAAGATCTTCAGAGTTCACTCTATCAGAATGTCCTAAGATTTCTCTCACCAATACTCTGCCGGTTTGCGGCTCATCCGCCTCTAAACCAAGGGCTGAACCTGGATCTTCTGCTACGATACCTTCAAAGAATCTTGGAACGGCCATCTATCATCCTCTAATTTGCGTGTGTTTGTGGTAATCCACCGATGCCATCTTTCACAAGCTCGAAAGCTTGCATATACTCTGCTTTTTCGTTGAAAGTCAGAATATGACGACACTTTGTGACGATATAATTACCAGTCGTCATCGTGCTGTCTTCATTTACCGGAGATGTTTCTCCTCTTGTAATACCGCTCGGTTCAGGAAATTGACACTTAATGACATCACCGGTAGAAATAGCACTATCGCCGTAAATCGTCATGTGAATAATTGTAGTTAAGAAGTGAGCCATATAATATGGTAGTTGGTTTTTCTTTTCGGCTCGTTCTGCGTTTTCAATTCTTGGATCAAAGGGAACAATTTGAATATTTCCTTCGTCTTTACTTATTTCATCTTGAGTTCTTAAGCTTGAAGAAACAGATTTTTCATTTAGAGTTTGAAATTCTAAGTTTTTTGAATTAATTTGAAAGTTGGTAATTTCACCAGTAACAGTATTCTTGAGTTTAACTAAATTGCTTCCTGCGCCAATTCTTCTGGCAATGCCTTGATTACCATTTTGAATAAGCTTCGTAGCTAGAATGTTTCTCCACTTTGCGCCAGATACATTTAAATTTGTTAATCCGGATTGCATGAAACACTTATCGCCAATATTCTCTTTGCCTTCTTTGATTAGCATTTCCATGCTCTTAAAAACGAATCCGTACTTGTTTTCAAAGAAGTAAAATGCGTGCCCTTTAAATTCTTGAGACATCGCATATTCCAATCGAATCTGATCGATACACTCGATCGGTGTTTTTTCGGTAAAGTTAAAAGCATGTAGTCCGCGGGTTTTTTCTGCGAACAAAGGTTTCTGAGAATCGATTGCTTCAAGATAAGCTTTTACCATCTTTTCACATTCTATCTTTTTTCTGACGAGTGGTAAGTTACGAACAGTAGCCGACTTCCATACTTCGTATGTCACACATGAAAGTTTATAGACAATAGCTTTGTCGTCGTTAGTAGGAATAACAGGGTCAACTGATACGATATAAAATTCATATCGAATAGAAGATTTTTGATTCTCTTCGTCTGTCGTAAAATCAATTATAATTCTTTTGTCTGTGAAAACAAAATGATTAAACATTCCCTTTGCATCATAGAATTCAAACTCTGCGAGCACAGTTGGATTGAGTACAGATTCATAAATGTTTGCTTGTACACAGACAGGAGTCAAATCGAGTGCTTTACCACATTCAACAGTTTTGGCTGTGGCATCAATCAATAAGAATTCATTAAGTTTAAACTGTCCGTCTCTAATCGAAGTCATATTATGTGCTTATTTGTTGTATGAATTGTTTTTCTACTTCTGCCAAGTAAGAAGACTTGAGAACAACTACGTTTCTCTTGAGTTCGTTTACTTCTTTTTCATCGTCATATGCATTCACTGCATACCAATATTCACTTTCAGCCTCAGGTATATTTTGGCTTAATACCTTTATTTCACTTATTCCTTCTGCTTCATTCACTGCAAACGTTCCGCTTACATGTTTTACAGTCAAGCGATTGTTTTCAAGATCAATATAGTCGATGGTAGCATATGCACTGGTACTCGTCTGAGATACTAGATCTCCAACTTCGAATTCTGATGGCGCAACAGTCAGAGACAATGATAATACTTCATTCGTGGATACTATCCACTCTTCTTTGAGTCTTTCGTAACCGATTACTGTCCCAGTATTTGTAAGTTTTGGTTTCCAATACTTTTGCGTGTTCGATGTTTCATTTGCAACGAGAGAATCATACTGTTGAGTCGTAATAGTTCTTTCGTCTTCGTGCCAATTTAATCGATAGAAAAGAGTAATCGATCGAGCATTTGAATTCGATCCGTATTTTGTTGCAATGTAACTGTTAAAATCTTCTGAAGATTTATAGTAGTCGTAATAAGGATCGACGATGTTATTCGTAAGATAGATCATCCAATCAAACTTCGAAGATCCATAATAGTTATAAGACAAGAGATCCGGCCGCTCGAACCCTTCTTCAAGAGTAAACTGAAAGGTAGAATAGATGTCTCTCTTCGTTTTGTCAGTAAAATCGACACGCGCCAAGATATTCTTGGCAATGTTTCCATCATAGTCTACGATTGGAAATCTATCAAAATATCTTGCCATCTTTAACTTCCTGCTTGTTGTTTAGGCGAAGCTGTAGTCGGCGCTTTCGGTGATATAAATTTATTGATGTTTTTTCCGGTGTCATTTAAAAGAGTTCGCACTTCATTGCCTTGTTTGCCGGTGATATTATCAATACCTTTTTGTAATCCATCTAATACAGTTTCACGTGTCTCAGCTAAGCGATCTCCACCTTCTCTACCATAGTCGCGAGATGTTTGAATTTGTGTTTCAAGCATTGTCATCGAGCATTCGATAAACGCAGGATGACTTGTACCTTCGAAGAATGCAGGAATTCCTTGCGGGGAGTAGTTCAGTTCGATTGATTGAATTAAACATGGCTGAAATTTAATTAGCTGTGCAGTACCAGCAATCTTGAGTTCAGGTTGACATAAGAACGGATAAGCGAGTGCAGCAGTACCTAGACTGCTGTATGATGGTAAAGAATAAGCTTTCATTGCTTTCAACAAATTCATCAACTGTTGGCTTTCATTCGGATTTCGAGGCGCAAAAGTCCATTCAAATCGGTGCGTACGAAGAGGAACTCCGCTAAACAATGCTTGAATATGAGGATTTGGAACAGCTCCAATTCCTTGTGATATAGCACTACCGATATCTCCTGCTGCCTGAACCATCGCGCCATAAGCAAGTGCCATTGCAGCGTCGGTTGCTCCTTGAGCGGTCAGTCCTCCGGAGAGTCCTAATTGCGCGACATCTGCGACTCCACCTGCCATTCCCTGTGATCCTTCGCCAACACTAATATCAAAAGTTTCTCTTATGCCTTTTGGGAGAGGAAGAGCAAATGCTTGTACAAAATCAAGCTTTGCTACAGTTTGAGGAGAAGGTCGTGAATAGCGCTTAAATTTAAACGCCATATAATATTTTTCACTGATATGATCAGGAAACTGCATTGAAGGCAAATCGCCAAAACCGATCTTATTCGAAGCGCGTTGAATAGCATCAACATATGTTTCGGCGTTAGGAGAAGCGCCGGTGATATCACCGCCTTGAGGATTAAAGTTGTTACGAATGTCGGCGCAAGAAGCGCGTTTCATTTCACTTGTAAATGTTTGAAAATACTTATCTTCGAGACCAGCAGTTAGAGAATCTCCGAATCTCGCGGAAAGCTCAGCAGCAATTCTATCAGAAAATCCTATCTTCTTTAACGCTTTGGAAAAAAGATCTTCAACAGCATTTTCAAGTTTATCTTCGAGCTTATTAGTAATATTTCGAAGCGTTCTATTTACAAGCCCGCCAGCATCTCTTTTGAAACTGTCGATATTTACTCTAATAAGTGCCATGTTATCTCTCAAATTAAAAGACTATGATCTTATTTATAAATAGATTTATGGCTTATCAGGGAAAGTTTCGACCAAAGAATACTAAAAAGTATATCGGAGACTCGAACAATATCGTATATCGTAGTCGATGGGAATTAAAGTTCATGATGTACTTAGATTCGCATCCGAATGTCGTGCAGTGGGGGAGTGAAGAGTTAGTCATTCCTTATCGCTCGCCGATTGATAATCGAGTACATCGATATTTTCCAGACTTCATTGTCAAGAAGAAAACACCAGAAGGCAAAATCGATACTGTGGTGGTTGAAATAAAACCTCATGCTCAAACGCGGCCGCCAGTGGTGATAAATAAGCCTAATAAGCGTTATATTAATGAAGTCATGACATGGGGTGTCAACGAAGCCAAATGGAAAGCCGCAACAGTATACTGCAACGATCGTGGTTGGAAGTTCGACATACTCACCGAAAAAGAACTAGGAATTAAATTTTAATGGCAACTGTATTTGACACCATCATCACACAAGGTGTTCGTTCAGGACAGATTCCTGCACGGACGAACTCTGCGCGCGAGTGGTTCAGAGACACTGCCGGTAAAATAAATCGTATCAATGAGCGTGAGATGATGAAAGGTGACGTCAGTCGTATGACTACTCAACCTCTGCTCGGATCAATGTACATGTTCTATTATGATCCAAAGTATAAAGAAGAGCTTCCATATTATGATAGATTTCCTTTGATCTTTCCATATAAGAAAGTCAAAGGTGGATTTATGGGACTCAACCTACACTATCTGCCGTTGCAGCTCAGAGCGAAGTTGATGGACGGTTTATATGACTTTGCAAATAACACTCGTTATGACGAGTCGACTCGCCTGAAACTCAGCTATCAACTCATGACTCAGGCAGCAAAGCTAAGATGGTATGCTCCGTGCATTAAGCATTATTTGACTTCTCATGTGCAATCAAAGTTTATGTACGTCTATCCATCGGAATGGGATATCGCGCTCTTCTTACCAACAGAACGCTTCGTCAAAGCAAGAAAGAATCAAGTTTGGATGGACACGAAAAGAATGTTAGGAGTTACTAAGTAATGGCATCTCCAATAGTAACAGACACACGCTATAATCAAGAAATTCAAAGATCTGATCGAAGCGTAACGCAAGATGCAAGGTCAATAACTGAAACAACATCAGATAGCACAACAGTCCGCAGCGGCGGATCGAGAACTATTATTGTCCCACCTAGCAGCACAACTAATGCAATATCTCCTAGTCAAGAAGTCAGTGCAGTTGTGCCTTCTTTGTCAACTTCAGCAGCATCAACTCCTGGTGCTCCAACTAGACAACAAAGGGTAGCGTCACCAGCCGCAAAACCTGTTGCACCAAAATCTGCTCCTCCAACTAGACAACAACAAGCCGCCCCTTCTAAGCAAGAAACATCACCACGTGGCGCTAAATTAAATGAGGCCGAGCGCGTTAAAGAAGCAGCAATTACCGCAAAACGTCAAGCAGCTCTCAAGACAGAGATCAGTCAGATCAGGGCCGGCAGCGGTACAGCACTAGAAAAACAAAAGAAAATAAACGAAGCTCAGAAGAAAAGTTTCGCGGTGGCCCAGAACCGGGTTAATGATACACTGGATGTTCAAAGATATAATCGTGTTACACCACACACTCAAGAAACTATACTTAATCGCAGTGAAAGATTACAACGACTTGAAGCACAAGGTAGAATTGAAAGTCCTGGTAAAAAGGGTAAAACGAATAAAAATACAAATACTACCAAAACAAAAAGCGCGAAGACTGAAATTGACAAGAGTATTAATACTAATATAAAACAAGAAGTTGTGACTTCTGATTCTGCTTTCAGTACAGGTGAACGTACTAAAGGCACATTTAATATTGGTCGATTCAGAGCCGAAGTTTCAGGCGCCGACAGCGTACTTCCTACTCACAGCTTCTTAGTAGTCTTTGCTCCGATGTTATGGACAAGATCAAAATTTAGTGCACAGAATCTTGACTCTCTTCTTACGATGAGATGCGATAACGTGGTTCTTCCTTCTGTAAATCTTTTGCAAGAGCAAAACATTCGAAGATATGGATTTGGTCCAGTCGAGAATGTTGCATACGGTGTAAATGTCGGAGATTTTACTCTGCAATTCATCGTCGATAAAGAGGCTTTAGTTGTAGAATACTTTGAAGAGTGGTTAAATCGAATCGTCAATCGCGACTCTTTTGGTGGCGCGAATATGAATAATGATATCGACGGAAGAAAACCATATGAGATCGCATATAAAGATACGTACTCATGCCCGAATGTAAACGTATTCGTATATGACAGATCTCAGAATCAAGTCATGACATACAATATATATGACGTGTTTCCCACTGGAATCCAAAGCATGAATATGTCATGGAGCGAAGAAAACACTCTCATGAAGCTGAACATCACGTTCTCTTTTACCGATCTTCGAATCAATAGAATTCCGCCAAAAAACAATAAAGATGATAAGTCGTTTAAAGATCAAATTATTGTAACAGATACCGGAAGAAATTCAGACGGAATTTTTGCTGCCGGCGGTTCTGGAAGTGCACTGACTACTTTAAATTCAGGATTAGAACTGACAGATCTAACAAATGAAACTACGATTATAGGAGATTTCCCCGGTCGAATTCGCGGCTCTGTTCCTCCTCTTCCACCAGCCACATTTCAACAGGCCATCGTAACAGATGTTCCTATTCCTAAATTGCGTACGCTCACAATTGCATAATTTTAAATCTAGGAGAATATATAATGCCTTTACCAAAAATTGATCAACCACTCTTTGACGTGACGATTCCTTCTTCAAGGAAAAAAATTCTCTTTCGACCTTTCTTGGTGAAAGAAGAAAAGATCTTGCTGATCTCTCAGCAAGGTGGAGAAGATACTGATGTGATCAGAGCCATCAAGCAGATCTTAAGACTATGTGTACAAGACGATGACTTTAATGTTGATAAGCTCACAACTTTCGATCTTGAATATTTGTTCTTAAAGCTTCGTGCAAAATCAGTCAACAACATTGTTAAGTTATCTTATCGTGATAACGAAGACGATAATGTTTATAACTTTGAACTGAATCTCGATTCGATCGAAGTCGAAATGCCAGAAGGTGTCGATTCGACGATTAAATTGTCTGATAGTATTTCAATGATCATGAAGTATCCGAGTGCGAGCATCACTGATAAAATTACGCAGTTTGACAACGAAGTCGACCTGATGACATTCTTCATTATTAACTGTATCGATACGATCGTGACAGAAGAAGAAATTTATCCGGCTTCTGAATATACAGACAAAGAACTCGAAGAGTTTCTCGATCAACTGCCAGTCAATTCTTTCGAAAAGATTCGTGAATTCTTTGAGAAGATGCCGAAACTGTATCATAAGATCGAATACAAAAATGAACTTGGTAATGACAGGAGTATCGAGTTAACGAATCTCAAAGATTTTTTTATGTGGCGTTGAGTCACAACTCGCTTCAAAACTATTATAGTATGATCTTTGCTTTGGCTCAGCATCACAAATATTCGATCACTGAGATTGAAAACTTGATACCATATGAAAGAGATCTTTACGTTGATTTGTTAATGGCTCACCTTGAAGAGCAGAAACAAGAAATAGAGAGTAGAAGAAAGTAATGGTAGCAGCTTTGGGCAGAGCGCTTTTTCTAGGCGGCGGCATGATAGGAAACGTGCTAGGCGGAGCTCTTTCTGGTGCAGGTGCTGCGGTTGGCGGTCTAGCACAAGGTGTGGGTTCTGCTGTCGGTGGTATCGGTCAAGGCATCGGCGCCGCGGTTGGTGGAGCATTAACTCCTGCGCCTAAAACGATAGTAAATAATTTTGGTATCGCTGGATCGGCCGCGAAAGGCAAAGTGACTGGAGGAGGAACACTTCCTGCTCCGAAAAAAACCTCGGCTCCCGCCGTCAACGTGAATATGCCTACTGAAAAGCTTTTAGTGGTTGCAGTCAATTATCTTTCGTCAATTGACAAAACTCTTCAGGCTCAAATTAAGTTTGAAAGAGATGCATTCGTTCAACAAGCCCAAGCTGAACGAGAAAGCTCTATTGAAAGTGGCGGCCAAAAAGAAAGCATCTTTACTAAGTTATCTGACAAATTTAGCGGCAAGTCGGATGATAGCACCGTAAAAAGCAGAGCTAGTACACTCACAAAAACTATCTTAGCCGCGGCAGGAATTGCAGGACTCGGTCTTTTAGCCTTAGGTAATTTAGATACGAAAGAACTCGATCGACTCAAAGATAGTTATAAAGCCTTTAACGAAAAATTTGATTTTCTTGGTCCTCTCGCCGAAGGAGTATCAAGCACAGGTTCAATTGTTGGATACCTATTAAAAGGACTTCGTGGAGGAATTGCAGGGCTAGTAGCAGAATATCTTGTTAAAAGATTTACCGGAAAGAGTATATTTGAAAATATAACTGGAACTGGAGAAGAAGCGAATGGCACTCAGGCGTCAGCGTCTCAAAAACCAGGATCATATGATTATGCCATGGCAGGTGGCTTGGCCGGTTATGGTGCATATCGAGGTGTAAAAACCTTTGGAAAAATTAAAGATGCTCGTGCTAATATTGCAAAAATTCGGGCCGCGCCACAGGTAGCTCCTTCTCTTAAAGGTTCTGGTTTCAGAGATCCTGTCACTGGAAGAGCGGCAAAGCGAGCTGCTGTAACAAGTGGAGGTGGCTGGTTATCAGGACCAAAGGGTCAAAGATGGGTAGCATTTTTGCAAAAGCGCTTTGGTAAAACATTCTTTGCAAAAAAGATTATGCCTTTACTTGCAAGAGCTTTAGTAGGTATTGGGATTGCTGCAACAGGAATTGGCGTCATACCGGGAGCTCTACTTACTCTTATTACTGTCGCCTCGAGCGCATTTTTAATATATGATATTATATCTGCATATTGGGATTGGACAGAAGAAGAAGATGCTCTAAAAGACGCTCAACCTGCTGCTGGTTTAAAACCAAAATCTGACGCGATGGCAACACCGAGTTCTTCAGCATCTGCGGCTTCTCCTCAGTCTGCTACACCGGTAACTTCTACCACAAGTGCAACAGCTGGCAAAAACAAACCTATTACGGGTGTTGTTGAAGGTGGCGCAGGATATACAACTGTTACGTATGCAGATGGCACCACAGAAAGACGCGGTGGAACTCTTCCAGCTCGTACAAATAATCCTGGTAATATTATGGATGGGCCACTTGCAAAATCTTATGGTTCCGTAGGATCATCACCGTCGACAAACGGTCCACCAGTCGCAGTCTTTCCTACTCAAAGAGCAGGCTTCTTTGCAATGGACGCCTTGCTGAAAAGCAAATATTCGAGCGGTCCTATTGGTCAAACATTAGAAGATTGGGCAACTGATCCGGACCACCCATCAAAAGTTATTGGAACTGCAGGTGTCGATCCAAATAAAAAATATACAGATTTTACTCGCGACGAACAAATAAGATTTATGCAAGCTTTAGCAAAAGTCGAAGGCTTTTATGCTGCAGGCTCTGGTCCTAAAATTTCTTCTGCCGATCTTGGAAATAGCGGCGGCCTGCTATCAAGCGCTATTGGCTTAGGGAAAGGTGCAATGAGCGCCATCGGTACAGTACTGCGCGCCGGATTAGGTGAGATGACACCTACATCTGGATCTCAATTGTCCGGATTTAATGATACTATGAAAGGTAATACGAGCTCGGCCGCGCCGGTTCAAGGACAATCTACAGTAACTGCGCAATTAGCCCGTACTTCAGCACAGATACAAAACGCCGTTGATCTCGGAAATGCAGACGCCGCTCGAGCTGCAACTCAACAAGAATCTGCAGGTGCATCTTCTATTCGTCAAGCCAACGCATCGAACGATGGTAAGTTAGAATGTCTTAATCCTAATTTCCCAGGAAGTGGTGCAGTTGAAGCTTATCTCCAATATCATAGATTGGCCGCATAATGGCTGAACCAATTACAATCGGCGGACAAAGGTTCATTAAAACAGCTGACGGTTGGGTAGATCAAAAATCAAAAACAAGAGCTCCTGAAGGATTGCTTAAGCTACTGAATAGTCTTCAGGTTGAAAATTCTTCTGAAGGAAAGAAGAAGCGTGTTCGTATTGACACTTCTCGGCCAGTTGTTAAGTTAGGCAAAACAGAATATGTGTGGGATCTTAACAGCGACGTATGGATCGACAAGAAAACAAAAGATGCAGTCAATCCTGCTTTCAGTAAACTGATTGAAGCTGCCTATCAAGGCATCATACAGGGTGTAACTCCAGAAGAACAATCATATGATAAGAGTAAAGCTGCCAGTTCTGTCGTAAATAATATGGGTTCTACCGGACAAGCAGCAAAGCAAAAAGTAAGAACTTCTACTGGAGGAGGACGACTTCCTGCTCCAAATATAAAAATCAATTCTCCAGGTATAAAAATCAATTCTCCTATCGTTCAAATGATAGAGAAGCTGGCTACTGTTGACGGATATCTTAAGCAACGCTTAGATAATCAAAAGAAAATAGCTAACAGAAATTTAGTCGCGACTAAAGAAACTGCCATCGAGTCGAAATCGGGAGATGCATCTCCTGTCGAACAGGTTTCTGAAAACGACGCAGAAAAATCTGATGCTACTGGAATAGGCGTAGCATTACTTGTGGGCGGATTAATAGCTGCACAGTTTGAACCAGTACAAGAAGCATTTAAGTCACTCGCGAGTGGTATTAAAAGTGTATTTAATTTTGTAAGAGATGTTGCTAGTGTTGTTTCTGACGGATTAGATTTTTTTACTGGAAGTTCTTCTGCTTCAGATTCAAAAGTTGAAACTTCAACCGCAGCACCAAATATTACTCAAGGTAATACTCCATCTTCTCCTAAGACGGCGCCTCAGGCAAAATTAAGTGTTCCGAGCGAAGCAAATGAAGCAGTTCCGAGTGCAATAACTCCTTCTTCGGTTGCTCCAACAACTCCAGCAATTGCGCCTAATTTTAGTTCTACTCAGCCGACGATGGCTCCATCTTCAAGTAATAGTTCTTCGCGTGTTAACGCATCTTCTGCTGCGCCTAATAATTCAGGATCAAGAGCTGCAGCACCAAGTTCAACTCGATCGAATGCTACTCCGGCTCCCATGGTTTCCTCTTCGAATGCTGCTCCATCAAAAGTTTCTACACCGACTCCAACACCAAACGCAACGCCCTCTTCTGCTGCACCTGCAACACCAAACGCAACGCCCTCTTCTGCTGCACCTGCAACACCAAACGCAACGCC